AACGGTAATAATCCGTATTTTGATTTATAAAATATCTGGCACCAGAATAATTTTCATATCTATCTGTCAATTCTAATGACCACGGAGGATAACCACTAATATAATAATTACTAGAATCTATACCAGAGAATAAATTGATAATTGTTCTGGTTCCGGAAGCTTGTGTTTGCCAGCCCGAAAAACCAAATTTCTGAACGAAACCTTTTCTTATATTTTGATAATCTGAAGAATCAACCCCGGTAACCTGAGAAGAATTATATTCATAAGAAGGAGTCAAAAAAGAAATTGCATATTCAACATTAGGTTCTATGTCCACCGGACCATCCAAGACAACGTAAGTACCAGTTGTTCCGACTTTACTTATTTCTAATGTCCTACCACCATGACGCTTTAATTTTCTATTATAATCAAATACCTTAAATACATCGCCGGGTTTCAATCGCGCCGCCTCTAATCCAGCCGTAAAATTAACCGATTCTGTTTCTAGCGAATCGCTTGTTAAAATCCATCTTCCCAATCTAATCGCCTGACCACGGCTTGTGCATCCGAAGGCGGTTAGTTCTATTTCTCTAATGCCATATCTTCTAATCGCATTGAAATCCTCAACATATTCAATTGCTGGCTTATAAAAATTTTTAGGGTCATTATATCTAATAATTGCAACCGAGTGCCTATTTTTTCTAGAGCTAGTAGAATAATTAAAATTTCCTTCTTCAACATTCGCATTCGTAAACAAACTAACTATTTCGTTATCATCTCTTTCTCTATCTTGTGATACATAAATTAACCCATTCGAATAATAAGCTAAACCCCTAAAAATAGAGGCCATATCATTAACGACTTTATAAGCTTCTTCTCTTGATTGTAATATTAAATTACAAGTAAACCTTGGCTCTAATCCCCCAAAACCATCGGCTACTAAAGTATCACAATATTTTGAAACATTATATAATTCTTGTTTGTCAACATAAGAAGAGTCTATATATTTTCCCAAGCCATATCTTGAATTGGTTAATAAATCATAATAACACCACGCCGGATTATCCGTATAATATACCCCTGTTGCAAATTGACCATTCCAACCCGAATTTGTTGTCGCAAATCCGGTTGTACTATAAGTTTTTAATAATGGATTATAATTGCCCGGAATTTTAACTTTCAAACCCTCAACCTCATATGCTCGCGAAGGAACTCCTTGAAAGAATTGGGCATCGTATAATCCGCGTATCATCGCGCCATAAGGATAAGTATAAATTTCGCCGTAAATTTCTGTTATAGACTCTACGTAAGTTTGATTTTGCAAGTAAGAGGTTGTTGAATCAGGGGTTAATCTTTCTACTTTTATTTCCCAACCAAGCAAGGTTTTATTTTTATAATCGGGTAAAGGTTTAATGGTTGCTTGAGTGCTAATATCTTCATTCTCTTCTCCTGCCGTATTCCACTGATAAACAGAAAGGTCAGATGGAAAATTTATTCTAGTACTTTTAATATAGGGTGAAGATGATAATTTACCAAAAACCTTTTCTTTTCTAGCTAGCGTAAAATTATTAACTATTTTATTTGAATATAAAGGACGATAACTAACCTCGTATTCAACAATGGTTCTTGCTAGTGAGCCCGGGTCCGCATCGCCTTCCACTACTTTTAAAGAGCGATATAAAGAAGGAATTTTTATATTTACATATGCGGCATTACAGTCTGGATTTAAGATTCTGTAATATTTTGGATACTTTGTATTTGAATTCTGTTCTGGTCCAAATAATCGTTCTCCAATAGTTCTACTGCTAGTTTGATAAGGAGATAATGTTTGTAAAACATCCCCGTTTGGTTTGCCATTCGTTTTTGCAAAAGAAAAACTTTGAAAATTAAATTTTCCATCATCATTTAATACTGGGACTTCATTTAAATAAATAGACCTTAAATACTCGATACCACTTCCCAAATAAATATCTGGAACTTTAAACCCGCTAAAAGATACCGAATTCCAACCAACGTTTCCTAAAACCCCAGAAAAATAATAAGTTCCAGTAACAAGTCCTTGAATCGCTCCCTCCGATATTAAGTCTATTGTTTCAATTTGATTTTTAGATAAAACAATTAATTCCCCTGCGGTTTTACCATAAATATCGTTATAGTCAATACCTGCTTTATTTGTGGATAAAACAATTCCATCTTTCGGGTCATAGAGTGTTCCCATTTTATTATAAAATTAGTTTATTGGTTGTGGATATAAATATTTATCCGTTAATATTTTGCTAGGATTACCACTTTCAAAGTCTCTAATAGCATAAGCGGCTGATATAACCTGACTGCCTATCAATAATTTTCCAAAAAGAGTTGGTACGGGCCCGCCTTCGTTCGCGACATTTTCGGGGCCATTAAATAAATAAGATACCTTTCCACCTTGGTCAATTTCGCGAAAATCTTCAAACTTTGGTGGTTTGGTTAATAAACCCGTAACACCGGCTGCTAACAAACCCAAACCCCCAACAATTAATGCGGCTGAAAGGGCAGCAGACCCACCGAGAGTTCCAATCGCTATCAATACCCCAACAGTTATCATAATAATTCCCAATATAGCTGTAAAAATATTTCCTATTTTTCCTGCACCCTCCAAAACGGGAATAATATCAACTGTTTGTAAATTATCTTTTTTCATTCTTAATTCACAATTATAAATACTGTCCAAATCATCTAACCTTGGTTCGTTATCCGTATAAAAGTCTTTTCCATTAATAATGATTCTATACCTAATGTTTTCATTGCTTTTATCCAATAAAAATTTATACAATTTATGATTTATTCCCTCAATCCATCGAATGCCATCAGCTACAGAAGACACTTCTAAATCCCATTCTTCGCCACAAGATTTTCCCAAGTTTCCATGGAGTCTAAATTTTACTAAGTTATTCATTTTTTTATCTATTTTTTATTTATTATTCTTATGTCTTAAAATAAGACCTATCCTATCTATTAAACTTTTATTTAACTTTTCAACCAAAGATTTTCTATTATAAGGAGCATGTAATAATAAATTTTTTTCCAAATAAATTCCCATGTGTTTATAAGAAAATAAAATTACATCACCGTTTCTTATAGATTCAAAATTATCAACTTCAAAAAATCCTTCTTTTTCAAAATTTTCTTCAATTATTTTTGAATTTTTTTCGAACCATTTCTCATCCCTGAAATAATCATTAATAATTATATTATATTCGTTTTTATAAAAATCACATACAAGACCAAAACAGTCATTAGAACCAATTTTAAAATCACGATATAAATATTTTATATATTTTAAATCTATATTTTCTACATCAAAAAATTTATCCTCTTTCACGCAATAAATAATGCTTTTACAACCATGTCCATTAGCAACCATATAGTCTAATTCTGATGGTTGATTTAATTCTAATTGACTATGAAAAAATCCAACTATTTTATTTTTTTTATTATTCGAAATCTTTAAATATTGTAACGGGTCAATTTCAAAATACTCTCTTTTATTAGAGGCTATATTTTTACATTTTACAATATGGGTAGAATCACCGGAAACATAAAAAAGACCACAAATCTCAGCGTCAGGTTCTTTCAAAGCCCATTCTTTAATTTGTTGTTTGTGCAAATCGTTTAACATATTATCTTGAGCGTCCAACACTTGGGAAACCCCCAAAAGGTAGTCTTCCCAATAATACTCCATTACCCTTTGCGGTTCCATAATATCCAAAACGAATCGCACAACCCTGTACTTTCTTTGAACAGGCATCAGCTATCCAATAATTTGTATTTGGGGGTGATGCTGTTATATTATTTGCCTTAGCTACAAAATAATATTTATGATTATTATAATTTAAATAAACATAATCTCCAGAATTATAACGAACATTCGAATCATATTCCCCCAAATCAGTAAAAATAACCCCGCTTAATAATTGAGGAATATACTCATCATTATTAGTGGCAATAGGAGGTGCTTGTTCGGGTAATACCGCATCTACTTCGTGTATTTTATTATTTCTTCTTGCGTTATATTCATAAAAACATCCGTTTCCCCTATAAATAAACGGACATGAATTAGTGACAACTATACGTCCCGGTAGTTTAACACCCTCCACATCCAAAATAGAACCCAATTCATATTCAATAATATTTTTGTTTTCATTAGATTTTCTATCAATATAAAAAACATCCCGTGGAAATTCAGAATTGGGGTCGGGTGAAAATCCTTCTGGAGATACGTTATCTAAAAAATTTGATGCATCCAAAAATTTTGCAAAAGTTCTAATTCTTGTGACTTTTGCTCCCGTAATATCCCCAAGCTGGGATAATCTATTCTTTAATAAAGATAACTGCGCAATTCCGTCATCGGAAACGGTAATTGATAATCTTGGCGTGGGTAATACTCCCTTTCCGTTAACTTCAAAACCATCCGCATTAATTGGTGCGGCAATATATTCCTTTCCACGCCAAA